GTCTTCTCGATGGTCACCCGTGGCCTCGCCAACCCCCGCGGCCTGACCCGCGAGCAGATCGGCGACTACTCGTACACCACCCCCGGCCAGACCATCTACGCCACTGCGGACGAGGAGCGGCTGATCCTCGCAGCCGTCGACCGCTCCCTCATCGGCCACATAACGCTCGAAGGTGACATGCCCGAACGGCTCCTGCTGGAGGCCGATCTGGCGCCGTTCGCCTTCCCCGTGAATAGCTCAGGAGATTGATCATGCCGCTCACCTACCACAACACGCGCACCGGCCGGACAGTGCGCGTACCGACGCCGGACGAGGCCGCGGCCAAGTCGTCCGCGCCGAAGCGGGCGCGCCGCCGTCAGGAGAAGCTGCTGACGGCGCTGAACGAGTCCAACCGGTGGATGGCCGGCGAGAGTTCCGGCGCGGAGCCGCGTTCGCAGGCTTCGGCGTCGCGTGCCGGGCGGGCGGTGCAGCGGGACCTGGACATCATGGTCGGCCAGCGTCTCGCCGCGGCTGAGGCGGCGCAGCCCGTACAGCACGGCGGTGCCCTGGCTGAGGGCAGCGGCGTGCCGCACACTCCCGCGGCCGAGGCGTCGTCCACCGAGCCGACGCCGGCCGTGCCGGACGTGCCGGAGGCCGTGCCTGAGCCGTCGCTGGCCGACGTGCGCGTCTGGGCCGAGACAGCAGGCATCGAGGTGTCCGCCCGCGGCCGGATCTCCAAGGACGTCATCGACGCCTACAAGCAGGCGCACGCAGACGGCGGGAGCTAGCCCATGCTCGGCGCGCCCACCGTCACCCACCTCCTCAACCGCCAGATCGCCGTCTGGCGGAACTCCCGCACGCCCGACGGCGCCGGCGGCTGGGTGACGGAGCGCGTCTTCTCCCACGACCTGGACGTGCGGGTGTCGCGGGCACGGATCAACGAGACGCGGATCGTGCGCTCTCAGATCGGTCCGATGCAGGCCGAGGCCCGGGTGACGCACATCGTCTACGCGGACGCTGACGCCGATCTGCTGCGCGGCGACGAACTCCGCGACAACACCTACGGCGAGACGTACCGGGTGATCGGCACCCAGCGTGCGACTGGCCCGGACGTGTACGTGCGCGCGGAGGCGGAGTTGCTGCAGGCCGAGCCCACCAACCAGGCAGAGGAGTCCTGATGCCGAGGGTGAAGGTGACCGTGAAGGGCCGCGACCGCGTCAACAAGCGGCTGAAGCAGACCGTGACGGCGATGCGGCGCGGCGGCCGCGCCGGGGCCCGGGAGTCCGCGGAGCGGCTCAGGGCTCTCATGGTGGAGTTCGCGCCGATCGACACCGGGGCCCTGGTCGCCTCGATCCGTGTGCAGGAGCGCGTCAAGGGCCTGGTGTTCGAGGTCGGCCCCGGGGCGGAGATCCCCTACGCGGAGTACGTGGAGTTCGGCACCAGCAACATGGCGGCGCAGCCATATGTGCGCCCAGCGGTCGAGATGGAGCGCAGCAAGGTCGGCAAGACGATCGGTAACGCGATCCGGGCGGAGCTGTGATGAGCACGCCGATCGCGGTCTCGCCGCTGCTGCCCCTTCAGCGCGCGCTCTTCGACCTGCTGGACGCCGAACTGTCGGTGCCCGTCGTGGACTTCGTCACCGAGGACACCCCGAAGCCCTACGTGGTGCTCGGCGAAGCCACCGAGACCCCGGACAACGACCACGGCGGCTACGGCTCCGAGACCCTGCACACGCTGCACATCTGGACCCAGGCAGAGGGCTTCACCGAAGCCCTGGAGATCGCCGACGAGCTCACCCGGCTCCTCGACCACCGGCGCGACGCGCTGGAGGTGGACGGCCATCGGGTGGTGGCCATCCGGCATGAGATGACCCGCACTCTGCGCGACCCGCGCCCGGAGCTGCGCCACGTCCCGGTCTCGTACCGGATCACGACAGAGCAAACCACGGAAGTAGGTGCATAATGCCCGGACTTGACGCATTCGGTGTGATCCTCGAACGCGAGGAGACCATCGACGCCGAAGACTTCGTCGCCATCGCCAACATCGCCTCCCTCGGCGGACCCGGCGTCACGCGCGAGCAGATCGACGTCACCTCCCACGACTCCCCGGAACAGTGGGAGGAATTCGTCTTCGGCATCAAGCGCACCGGCGAACTGTCCGCTGACGTCAACTACGACCCGACCGAGCACGACGGCGTATTGCAGGGCGATTTCTCCACCTCGGAGCCCCGCAACTACCGCATCGTGTGGCCCGACCCGGCCGAGACCGTGTGGGCATTCAAGGCGGGCCTCATCGGATTCGAACCGGATGCCCCGCATGACGACAAGCTCGCCGCGTCCCTCACGTGGAAGCTGTCCGGCATCCCGGACTTCGTGGCGGGTGAGGAAAGCTGATGTCATCCCTCAAGAACCTCATCCGCGAGGCGCAAGACCTCAAGTGGGAGGACGTGGAAATCCCCGAATGGGGAGACATCAAGATCCGCGTCAAAGCCGTCAAGGCCGGGGTGTGGGAAGGGTATGAGCGCAAGCTCCACCGGATCCAGATGAAGCAGGGCTCGGACACGCTGGAGCTGAAGCCGGAAAACCAGCGCGCCGCACTGCTGGTCCACGCCCTGTTCGACCCGGAGACGGATCTGCGGATCTTCACCGATACCCCGGCAGACATCAAGCTCCTCGCAGGGAAGAGCGCCGGAGTCATCAACGGCCTGTATGTGCTGTGTCAGAAACTCTCAGACCGTGAAAAGGAGTTCGGGCAGAAGGTCGAGGAAGCTGAGGAGGATTTCGACGACGGCCAGAGCTGAAGCTCCTGTACGACCTGGCCGTAGATTTCCGGATGCCGCCGGATGAGGTGATGGAGCGGTTCTCCGAGGAGGACATGATCCGCATGGTGGCCTACGGAAGGCTCTACGGGCCACCGGGACCGGAACGCTTCGACATTCTTTTCGCCCGGCTCGGGATGGATGTCGTCTCCCCGCATCTGAAGGCGGGCAAGAAGACCAGCCTCGATGACCACAAGGTGAAGTGGGGCGAGGAGAAGAAGGGCCAGACTCCGGAGCAAATGCTGGCGGCAGCCCAGCACATCACGGCGCAATTCAAGCGGCAGGAGAAAGCCGCCCAGCGCAGGAAGCAGGCAGCGCAGCAACGCCGCGAGAAGCAGCGCGCAGCACACGAGCAGCAGACACCGAGCGGAGGGAGACGGAACCGTGGCGCTTCCGCCTCCAGGCCCCGCTCGCGCCCCCGGCCGGCGCGTAAGAAGGAGGGCTGACCTGTGGCGACGCTTGAGGAACTGTTGGTCCGTATCGGCATAGACGACCGAGATGTGGATCGTGCTGCGTCCAATGCTGAACGGCAGTTCTCGCGGATCGCCCGCGCCGGCGACCGGGTGGGCAGCCTCGGCAGGAGTCTTACCGACGGGCTCACCAAGCCGCTCGGCGCTGCTGCCGCTTCAGCCATCCAGACCGCCGCGGACTTCGACAAGTCCATGTCCGTGGTGGAGGCGGTCACCGGCGCCACGGCCAAAGAGCTGGGCATGCTGGAGAAGGCGGCTCGGGACGCGGCGAAGGGGACCAGCTTTACAGCGACGGAGGCGGCTGACGCGCTGGCGGAGCTGGGGAAGACCGGTTTCTCTGCGACGGAGGCAGTGTCGGGTCTTCCCCCGGTACTCCAGCTCGCGACGGCCGGTCAGTTGGAGATGGCGAAGGCTGCGGATATCGCTTCCACGATCATGAACACGATGGGTTTGGAGGCGAAAGACCTCGGCCAGGTCACGGACGCGTTGGCCAAGGGCGCCACCAGCTCGGCGACGAACGTCGATCAGATGGGCTTCGCTTTCGCGCGTTCCGCAGCGGCGGCCAAGGCTGCCGGGCTGAACGTGAACGAGGCCACCGAAGCCGTAGCCCTCATGGCTGAGGCTGGTTTCCGCGGCACTGCGGCCGGCACGGGCCTGAACAAGATCCTGGGCGCGCTGAATACCGAGGGATCGAAGGGCTCCGACCTCTTCAAGAAGTACGGGGTGGAGCTGCGGGATGCGGACGGCAGCATGCGCCGCCTGTCCGATATCACGCTGGACGCGAAGGAGGCCGGCGTTGAGTACAACGACATCATCGAAGCGTTCGGGCTCAACCATGGGCCGAAATTTGCGTCGGTTCTTGGTCTGACTGACGACAAGCTGAGATCTGTCCAGTCCGCTATGGAAGACACCGAAGGTGCTGGCGCCAAAATGGCTGCCACCATGGAGGACAATCTTCAGGGCGCGTTCAAACGATTGCAGTCGGCGTGGGAAGAATTCCAGTTGACTGTCATGCGGGATGCTGGGCTGAGTAATGCGCTGAAAGTTCTCGTCGACCTGTTGGCGAAGATCCTCAACAAGATTTCTGAGCTTGCCAAAGCCAACATTTGGATCACCCGGGCTGTTATCGCGTTCGCTGCGCTCGCCGCCGCTGTAGGGCCCGTGCTGGTCGTTGTCGGCTTCCTGATCTCCCAGATGACCCTGGCTGCCGCCGTGATCGGCACGGTACTGCTGGGCGCCTTGGCGGCCGTAGTGGTGTGGCTCGGCTCCTTCGCCGCCGCAGCCGTTCTTGCCTGGAAGCAGTCGGACGAGTTCCGCCAGAAAGTCACCGAGGGTTTCGGTCTCGTGAAGGACGCCGCGGCCACCCTGCGCGGTGTCTTCGCGGAGCTGTGGCGTGCCGTGCAGCGCGGCGTGGACATGTACCGCAGCCTCACGCAGGCCGCTGATTCGTTCGGCGAGACCATGACCAAGACCAGTGACGCCGGATCCGGCGCCATCAAGGCCATGGACGGCCTCGGCGACGCGGTCAGCGACACCCTGTCGCGGATGAAGGGCCTCAAGGAACTGTCGGACGATCTCAGCGAAGCGGTCACGCGTGTCGCGTTCGCGTTCTCTTCCGGAGGGCTGACCGGGGCCCTGCGTCAGGCCAAGACGGAACTCGCGGATCTGGGGCCGAAGT